CCCTGCAGCATCGGTCAAAGCCTGTGCCTCACCACGAAGGCCAGCAGCAACACCACGTTCTTCCCCACGAAGACCAGCAGCTATTGCTTGTCCACCAGCGTCAATCATTCGTTGTTCGGTTGCTAATCCTTGGCGTTTAGCTAAATCTGCTTCGCTGCCTAAAGCAAATAAATTCTTTCTGCCTTCTGCAATGTTCCTCTTAGTAGCAGCCCCCCCTGCAGCAACGAGCATTTGCTTATGTGCCAGTTTAGTTGCCGGGTCCATCTGGGCAGTAAGTGGATCTTCATACATATCTGGCATTCCTGCCTTCAGGTTTTCAAAAGCATACTGCTGCCCTATGTCGAGAAACTTACGCTGACCAGATCCTGTCCCAGGTATCATCTTACCCTGGGCATCATATTTAACCGGATCTCCGTAGGGAGTAGTTGTTGATGTTTGTTGTCCGCCTCCGCACATAGGCTTATCCTCTTAGTTTGTACCAGACACCAGCTTCATTGAAGCCTAGTCTTTCCAATAGTTTTCCCAGTCTTTTAACCTGGGTGGTTTCAAATCCATGAGATGCGCCAATAGAAATCTCTGTTACGCCTTTCTCCTTAGCCCACTCTATATATTTTTTTAGCATAGTAAATGCCAGTCTTGTTTTCCTGTATTCTTTTTCAGTGAAGACACCATAATCCGTGGCTATACGTTCTTTGCTAAAGAAGTAAATTCCAATGGCTGCCAGGAACCCGGATACAACCCTTCCGTCAACGGTCCCTACATAAGCAAAACCATCAGGGTCCTCCATACAACCTACAATGGTGGACAACATGGTTCTGTTATCGAACTCTACGAAGGAGTATGCACCTTCTTGGTGCATTTCTTTAGCCAATCTCAGGACGTGCTCTACATCAGCGCCCTCCATAGGGCGTATTTTCTGCACCTACTTAGCTAAACCCAATGCCCTCAATTCTTCATAACTACCTATTGGTATACCCATGCTGTACCTTCTTGGGTCGGGTATAGACCCTACCCCTGGTGCCGTAGTGTTGCCAAACACATAGTTGTTCCTTCCTTGACCAGCGTTTTCAAATTGTTGGTCAGTTAATTCAGTGCTTGCAGGCAGCCTCTCTGGAAGATATGCAGTCCTTCGCTCTAAGTCGATTGCATCTTCCCAATCTGGCTGAAAGGAACTTCCGAAATCTCCCCAAATATTATATGAATTAGGTTGAGTCGATCCAGGCAAAATTTCTTCATTAGCCAATACCACCTGACCATCAGGCAATACATTACCTCCAACAAAAGTCTGCACTTCTTCTGGAGAAACTGTGATATTGCTTTGTTGTTGAAAAAGATTAGGTGTTGGCATAGTTGTTTCATAGTTTAGATCAAACTGAGGTTGCCAAGATGTACTAGGTTGGGTTAAGGGTAAAGGGGTCTGTTGTGGTACTCCTGGAATATTCGTTTCATAGTTCAAGTCAAACTGAGGAATAAATTGAGTGGGTGAAGCTAATTGTGATTCAGCTATTTGAGTCATAGGTGGATCTAAAGTCAACGATTGCGCTCTAGGACTCACCGGTGCCCCAGTGGTAGTCAAATAAGACTGCCCATGCAAAGCATCTTCCCTGTCTTTGTAAGTGGTGTAATCGTCCCAGTTACTTGGTCCAGCGACTGGAGCAGAAGCAACTTGGTTCCAAAAACCTGGAGGAGCCATCCTCCCCCTCACATCCGGGTTTACCCAGGGTAATGCGTCATCGATAGCCCTTTGCTGTTGTCCTTCTCCAAAACCTTTCTGAAAATCTTTTTTCAGATCATCCCATAAGCTCTTCAACTTACTGTCTTTCCACTTCACCCCATTAGTTGTGACGGGTTCTATGACCTTTAGCACCTCCTCCTCTTCTTCTACTGGAGGACCCTCTCCCCATAGGGTATCCCATACTCTTGGGACTGCTTCAGGCCTCCAACCTCTGGCTTTAGTAGGTTCATAATTCATTACACCTTCATATATGTTTGCCATCTGCTTATCCTATAACTTAGTCCAGGCACTGCTGGAGTTAAAAAGGTAAATTCCCTCCCCTGTTCCGCCAGGGTTCCACTGCGTCCCATCCGCATACTTCACATCCCCTGTCCTTGGTTTGGTAGGGGCTACGTATGTCGGCTCTAGTCTGAAGAGAGATTGGTTCAGGAGGATGTCTCCTAATCTATTGAGTCCATTAAAGAGGTAATCGGGTAATTGGTCCGCAGCTACTGGTGCTGGGTTTGGGTTGAATCTTACAACTGATTTTATTGACTGAGCCATTATCTATAACCTGCGTCTTCTATCTCGTAACCTACCCCGTTAAGGGTCCAGTCAAGATCTGCAGCGGATTCAATCTTTACCCCGTAATATCTTCCGGTAACGGTGCAGGATATTTTTGATTGGGTCCTGGGATCAAATGTATAAGGACCAGCCCACGTGATGGATTCATCTGGATACATCTGTTTGGCAACCGATACATTAACGGTGCCTGTTCCGGTCATGTCCATCTTCGGCCAAATGGCTCTTATATATTTAACCTGTGATTGGTCATTAGTTCCATTTTGTGTAAGAGACAATCCAGTCCTCTCTATATAGGAAGTCATGGTAGTACCATCTTCCGTGTTGCCAACATCATCCTGGAAGATCCTTTCCTTATAGATACTTCCTCCGCTAGTCCAGGTTGAGAACCCAGTTCCATCTAATGAAGATGACAAGGCTAAGTCGGTGTACAGGGTAAATTCAGTGGTGGGGTTAGTGGTGTCTATCTTTGCGTAGAGAACACCGGCAGCCGGGTAAGCGCTCCCGTCAGGAGCGTTGAGTTCTGTCATCCCTGCAACCCCATCTATGATGATCTTGTCTGCACTTACTAACCCGTGAGCTGTAGATGTGGTTATACGCACAGGGTCGGCCTTGGTAGCAGCGCTGATAGCTCCTGTAGAGAGTCCAGTGGTAGCAAACACTACCTTGGAGGCTCCCTTGTCAAAGGTCCTTTGGCCCCAATCCTCTGTCGTTACGTCCCAAGTGTTTGTGGTGGTTCCGGCAGGGGTGGTGTAATCGTCCCAGTTATTGGTGTCTGTGCTTACGTTGATGTTCCCGAAACCAACCGAGGACAATCTTGGGAGGTCCCTTATGGTAAAGGTGTTGCTAACCCAATTCCATATTAAAGCCCTGTTGGGGAAGGTGCTTCCCGTGGTTGGGAAGCAAGCCAACATCTCCTTTCGGTTGTAGTCAGCTACGGTAAAGGAACGCTTGTAGTAATCCCCATCGAGGTTATCAAAAAGCTCCCTCTTTAATCTGTTAGGTAAGAGGGGTGTGATAGTTTGGCCGTTGTTCAAATATACGTCGCTCTTGCCTATGAAGAAATGACCTCCCTCGAACTCTGATACACAGTTCTTGGCCAAGATACCCACCGTTGGGGAAAGCATCTTGAAGGAAAATATGAATGGTGTACCTATAAACTGTATAAGGTAGGTTGCATCTTCTTTGTAAACAACAAAGGTTTCTCCCATCTGAAGTCCATCTATGATGTCTCCAGGGGTGTCAGATAATTCCTGTTCTCCAGCATCGGCTGTAGTTGTGGTTTCGTTCCAGGTGGCCGGAACAGAGTGAGCTGACGCTGCACCACTCCACTTAACCATCTGTGTGTACTCAGTGCTAGAGGCAGTGTCATTAAGATTAAGAGCAATCAGGAAAGACTTAAAGCTCTTGATTGATTTGGCATAGGAAGTAGCTGCTGTTGCTCCACCAGGCCCTCTCCAGTTAGTGAGAGCTGCCAGGTTGGTGGATGTGTCGTATTTCCCTGAAGTAAGCGCCCAGAATTGAGGGGCGTCTTTAAAGTTGGTTACGATTGGAACACCACCCAAAACTGTGTGTGCCCAACCCTCGTCTGCAGTGGCAGAGTAGTTACCACCTGAACTTCTTGTGATATCGGTCCAGGTCCCACCATCATTCTTGAAGACGTAGGCCTTACCCAACCCTAAAGCCACCCAGTAAACTGAGGAGGTGTCGGCTAACGGGAAGATGTGGTATGGGGGAATTGGGCACGAAGCAAAGATTTCTGTAAAGCCGGCGCACTTCTTTATCCCCTGGTCTCTTATCCTTACGTTGTTACCAGCACTCCAGGCATTGGGTGGAAGTTGAAAGGGTGGGATGTCTGTGATGATCCCAATCTGACCAACATTTTCAATAGGGATTACAGGAGTAATAGCCATTATTCAGGGGGTGTAGGCCAGGTAATGTTCAAAGGATCAGACTGAAATGGAATATCTCTAAGAGATTGTCTGTATACCTGCCACTCTTCAAGTTTAGCATCTGAGAGAGGAACATCACTTAGTTGAGACCAATCTGATTTGGTCAGTTTCTTATTTCTCTCTACTCTTACATAGTTCCACCGTTCAACAACCATCTGTGCCTCTACTTCACCCCATGCAGGCTTGCTGCTTGGGGAACTGAAAACTACATTTGTTTCATACTCGGTGGAATTGTTCACTTCCCCATATATTGCAAACTCAGGGCCAGCAATCGATACCAGTGCATTATCTAATACGTGTTTCATGCGGTCATCTCCCATACTCTCCAAGCAGCATCCCCGGTCCCAAAACCACCATCATCAGAGCTAAGGCTTTTGCACTGTAACTTAAAAGTGTAGCTTGCGGCAGCAAGACTTGAAACCTTCCAAATGAAGGATGCAATGTTTCCATGTTCAACATTTCCTGTTCCAGATTGAGTGTCATCTGTCATGTAACCAACCTGTATGTCTGTGGGAGTAATTACCGTTGATGTTGAATAAACCAATCTTATCGTTTGGGTTTGGGTGGTTGAACTATCAAAGTTAGACCAGTTTTTAACGTCAAAGTGGCACTCGATATATAGATCAGTGGCTGCTTGAACTTTGGTGTAGTCAAACGTATACCCAGTGTCAGTGTATGTGGTTTGTCGTATAGTTGCGCTTAGTGCTTGTGTTCCGTGAGACACATTTACAACGTTCTCCATGGTCCAGCTAGGAGCTGAAGCTGAAGTTGCAAAGGTTAGCATCTCACCAGCAGGTGTTCCTGGTTTGGCTAATCTGACATAGTCAGTTCCATTGTGGTAAAGAACATCACCTGCAGCATCCGATCCCATGGCTATCTTAGCCCCGTCTACGGCGTTGTCTGCTATTGCAGCAGTAGCAATCTGAGCGAAAGCTAATACATTGGAACCCGTTGTCGTAAGTGGATAGTTAGCAGTTCCATCGGCAGTGGGTAAAACCCAACCTACCGTGTCATTACCCATCAGCTTGTAATCTATAGTTGCAGAAATGGGGAGTTTTATAAAGGAGGACCCGTCATAAATCTTGAGTAAATTAGGTGTGGTGCTTGTGTCTAGCCACAGCCTCCCCTTCCCTACATCAACAGTAGGAGCAGAGGTGTGGACGTAAATGTATTCGGAGGCCCTGTCTACACCAGGGAAGGATTGCTTCAGAACTTTCTTGATAAGTTGAAGATGTCCATCCCCTTCTGAGATTGTGTCAGTTCCTGTGGGGTAAGTCTGATCTAAGTCATTGATATAATTACCAGTTTCTAAAGCCATTATATTATCTCCTCCACAAAATCAGGGTCATTAGGCCAACCAACATTTACACCGCCAGCCTCATCGTAAGCCTTGATTGCGTCTAAATCGACAAGCGCATCAATCTCTCCATCCTTCTCGTTTGATTCAGCCCTTACGGAAGCCCTGTAGGTTTTCCAGTCTGCTGACATAGCGGTTCCACCGTCTGACTCTCTATGAGTCATCCAGTCTGACTGAGCCAATGTCGATGATGCGATTTTTTTTACCTTATCTTTCATGGACTTCTTAATTTGATCGACATCTTTTGGAGTGGAACCGTAGGACACTACCCATTCGTTAGTGGCCGCATCAAAGGCATACTGTTCACCACTTGTGTGGTAGTAGCGTTGATCCGCAACCGATAATCGTGCCGGATGAAAACCAAGATTTTCCAGTTCCTCTTTAGAAAATTTACGGAATATCTGTGGGGGGTAAT